ACTATAAAAAGAAATACAGAGGACAAGGCAAATGAAAAAGCGCAGAACACATAAGCAAGTTGGCACAGCATCAAAGTCAAGCCCTAAAGGTTCAAGACGTGGTTGCCTATGCGCTGATAACACATACTCTATAAGCTGCTGTGATGGAAGCCACAGGGCGCAAGGAATTGGTAAAGTATGAAAATGCAAAGTAAATTTTAAATCCGATATATAATTATGAAAGCGACTGAAATGTTAAACAAGATCAAGACGTTTTTGGGCGAAGATACTGCTGATATTGTAGAGAATATTGAGCAGAATCAAGAAGTCAAGTTGGCTCAAATGACCCTTGAAAACGGAACAGTACTCGAAGCTGAATCTTTTGAAGCAGGTCAAGAGGTCTTTATTCTAACAGATGACGAAAAGGTAGCACTTCCGATAGGCGAATATACTTTGGAAGATGGTATGCTTTTAGTTGTTGCAGAAGAGGGATTGATTGCTGAAATCAAAGAAGCAGTTGAAGAGGAAGTAGAAGAAGAGGTTGAAGCATCAGAAGTAGAAGCTACCGAAGAAGTTGAGGTAGAAGCTGCTGAAGAAGTAGAAGCCGAGTATGCCACAAAAGAAGAGTTGGCAGAAGTAAAATCTATGCTTGAAGAAATCAAGGCTATGATTGACAAGAAAGAGGAAATGAGTGAAGTGGAAGAGCAAGTGAAAGAGGAATTATCCGAAACTCCTGCTGCCGAGCCTATCTCTCACAATCCTGAACCACAATCAAAAGTAAATCTAAAGTTTGCTCAAAACAGAAAACGCAACGCTTTAGATAAAGTAATGCAAAAATTAATAAACAACTAAATATTTAGAAAATGGCTAATCCAACTATTACAGGCTCGACTTATGCGGGCGAATTTGCAGGGAAGTATTTAGGTGCTGCCCTATTGAGTGCTGATACCCTTGATCAAGGTGCTATCACTATTCTACCTAATGTAAAGTACAAAGCCGCTATGAAAGTAGGAGCGATGAGTAACCTTATTCGTTCTGCTGATTGCGATTTTGATGCTACTACATCAGGTCTTACATTGACTGAAAAAGTATTAACTCCTACCGAGTTGCAAGTAAACCTACAAATCTGTAAGAAAGAACTTCATTCAGATTGGGAAGCTGCTCAAATGGGATTCTCTGCTTTTGATGAGTTACCTCCACTTTTCTCTGACTATGTTATCGCACGTGTAGCTGCTGAAGTAGCAAACGCAACCGAAACTTCTATTTGGTCAGGTAGTGCAGGAGAGGGTAACTTTGATGGCTTTGAAACTCTATTGGCTGCTGATGGCGATGTAGTTGACGTTACTGCTGCTACTGTTACTTCTGCTAACGTAATTGCCCAATTAGGTGCTATCGTTGATGCTATCCCATCTGCGGTTTACGGAAAAGAAGATTTGACACTTTATGTATCTTCTAACATTGCTCGTGCTTATGTACGTGCTTTGGGTGGATTTGTTGCTACAATCGGTGCTAACGGTGTAGATAACAAAGGTACACAATGGTACAACGGTGGTCAGTTGTCTTTCGAGGGTATCAACATCTTCGTAGCTAAAGGACTTGCTGACAACACCGCAGTAGCTGCTCAAAAATCAAACTTGTTCTTCGGTACAGGATTGCTTGATGACAGAAACGAAGTTAAAGTAATTGATATGGCTGATATTGATGGTTCACAAAATGTTCGTGTAGTTATGCGCTATACAGCAGGTGTACAACACGGTATTGGTTCTGACATCGTTCTTTACTCGTAATAAATCAAATGTATAACAATAAAGGGGTGGGTAAGCCGATGAGCCTGCCTACCCTTTTTTAATTTATAAAACTATGGCTTGTGCAATATCAAATGGACGTTCGCTACCTTGTAAAAGTGCGGTAGGTGGTCTGAAAAACATTTATTTCGCCCCCTATACGACTACCACAGCTGACCTTACGGATAGTAGTGGTACAATCACTTTGGATGATAGCGTATCTTTCTACAAATACGAAATCAAGGGAAATTCGTCTTTGGAAACTGCCATCAACTCTTCTCGTGAGAATGGCACTACCTTTTATGAATCAACTTTGAATGTTACATTAACAACTTTGGATGTAGCAACACAAGAACAGATTAAACTTTTAGCACACGGAAGACCACAGATTGTAGTGGAAGATTACAACGGAAATGGCTTCTTGGTTGGTAAGGATCACGGTGCGGAAGTAACAGGTGGTACTGTGGTTACAGGTGCTGCTATGGGGGATTTGAGTGGGTTTACACTTACTCTTACAGCGCAGGAAACTGCACCTCCGTTCTTTGTGGCTACATTGCCAACAGATGATTCTTCTTCGCCTATTGACCCTACTCCTTAATTTGTAGGTTTAGGAACTAATTAGTATATTAGCGTAGAAGTAAAGTTTTTTCATTTTGAGGTTAAGTTAGTTGAGGGGGTTTTATGCCCCCTTTTCTTTTACGCAAAATTTAAACTTTATACGATATATAAGTATGACATACACATCTACATTTAGCGATACGCATAAAGAGTATGTATGTGATGTAAGTTCAGCTTTTGATTGTGTAGAGTTTGAATATGTCGAAAGCACAAAGGATAAAAAATACTTGTTATGCACATATTAACTACATCGGCAGGAGACCAAGACCTAAAGGTCGTGTTGAGAAGTGATGTTACATTCGCAAGGGTTTCTTTTCAAGATAAGTCAGAGGGGAGTGAGTTTTCTGACAACACAAACACTATATCACAATCAAGAGGTGTTACAACTATTACAGTATCGCTTGATAGCGAAGATTTAGTTGAGGGTAGATTCTACTCTTTTACAATAGATGATTTAAACAATAGTAATGCTGTTGTTTATAGGGGTCTTGCCTTTTGCACAGATCAAACCATTGACCAAGATACTAACGATTACTATTCTGTAAACGATGGGGAATATGTAAGCGATACAAGCTACGATAACGACTATATTATAATATGAAAAACGATTTAAGGATTGTCAATTTAAGCACATACACAAGCCCATCCGTTAAGGAGGTAAAGGGTCAGGACTTTGTGTCTTATGGGGATGACAATAACTACTTTCAATATCTTATAGACAGATATAACGGAAGTCCGACCAACAACGCTATCATAAATGGTATAAGTGAGATGATTTACGGTAAGGGATTGGATGCTACTGATTCCAACCGTAAGCCTGATGCTTATGCACAGATGATGACCTTATTCACACCTGATTGCACAAGAAAGGTGTCTTACGACTTAAAACTTATGGGTCAATGTGCGTTGCAAGTTATCTACTCAAAGGATAGAAGCAAGATTGTAAAACTTGAACACATACCCGTTGAAACATTAAGAGCAGAGAAGTGCAACGACAAAGGGGAAATAGAAGCCTACTTTTATCACTACGATTGGGCTAAATACAAGCGTTCTGATGACCTTAAAAGAATCCCTGCGTTCGGTTACTCCAAAGAGGGGTTAGAAATCCTTTATATCAAGCCCTATCGTGCAGGATTCAAGTATTACTCGCCTGTTGACTATCAAGGTGGCACACAATACGCAGAGTTAGAGGAAGAGATAAGCAACTATCACTTAAACAATATAATGAATGGGTTAGCCCCATCTATGCTTATCAACTTTAATAACGGTACGCCTGATCCCGAACAAAGAGAACTTATTGAAAGACGTATCTACGAGAAGTTTAGTGGGTCAAGCAATGCAGGTAAGTTTATCCTTGCGTTTAACGATAACGCAGAAACAGCTGCCGACATACAGCCTATCCAACTATCTGATGCACACAATCAATATCAGTTTTTAAGCGATGAGAGTTCACGTAAGATACTCGTTTCGCACAGGGTAGTAAGTCCTATGCTTTTAGGAATTAAAGACAACACAGGGCTTGGAAACAACGCAGACGAGTTAAAGACCGCTACTATCCTTATGGACAATACGGTTATCAGACCATTTCAGCGTTTGCTTATAGAAAACTTTGACAAGATACTTGCTTACAATGGTATCGCACTTAACCTATATTTCAAGACACTACAACCGTTAGAGTTTACTGACCTTGATAACGTAGAGGATGCAGAAACTCGTGAGGAAGAAACAGGAGTAAAGATGAGTTCTGATTTGGATAAATTCATAGACACCGATGTGGCTGATGCGCTTATCGACTTGGGTCAAGACGAAGAAGAACTTTTAAAGGACTTTGACCTTATAGACGAAGCGGAGGTTGATTACGAATTAGAAGACGAGCAAGACCAAAAGATTAAGGAACTAAACGAGCAGGTAGAACTTGCAAGTACAGGAAGTGCAAAGCCTTATAGCGAGAGTGAGCAAGATGGCAAGTCAAAACAAAGGGGTCAAGAGGACACTATCTTTTTGGTAAGATATATGTACAACCCACAAAAGACAAGCCCCAACTCACGAGAGTTCTGCAAAAAGATGATTTCTGCTAAAAAGGTCTATCGCAAAGAGGATATTAAGGCTATGGAAACAAGAGTTGTCAATGCAGGGTTTGGCAAGGGTGGCTCTGACACTTATTCTATTTGGCTATACAAAGGTGGTGCGAGATGTCAACACAAATGGTTCAGACGTATCTACGCACGTAAAGAGGGGTCTAAAAGTTTAGGTGATGTGATCACTACAACGGAAGCAAGAAGCAAGGGGTTTAAGCCTGAAGCTAACGCACAGAAAGTACCCGTTGCCCCTAAAGATATGAAGTATAAAGGTTATACAGCTGCTTATTGGAACAAAATGGGATTTAAAAACTAATTATGGCAACAGCACTATTCATATCACGCACAGACCTTGTTAAGAACAGCATCATTGATGGGAATGTTGACACGGATAAGTTTATTCAGTTTATCAAGATTGCCCAACAGATACAAGTTCAAAACTATTTAGGTACGGACTTATACAACAAGATAAGCGCAGACATCATAGCAGGTACGCTATCAGGCGATTATTTAGATCTTGTAAACGACTATGTACAGCCAATGCTTATATGGTACGCACAAGTAGAGTATTTGCCTTATGCTGCTTATCAAGTAAAGAATGGTGGAGTGTTTAAGCACACTTCCGAAAATGCAGAGAGTGTAAGTAAATCAGAGGTTGACTACCTTGTTCAAAAGGCGAGGAACACAGCGGAATATTACACAAAAAGGTTTATAGATTATATGACCTTTAACAACAACCTATTCCCTGAATATAACTCAAACTCTGATTCGGATGTCTATCCTGATAACGATGCAACATTTAACGGATGGGTACTTTAGGATATAAACCAAAAGATAAGAACATAACGAAATTAAAAAAATATATAAATGGGTTGGGGAACGATAACAAACAACATAGGACACGGAACGATATACAACGAAAGTTGGACAGGGGAGTATAAGTTCGTTACTATCGTAGGCGATGGGAATGATATGTACAAACGCATAACTGACGATAGTGGTTCTATGGAAGCCAACGCCTGTTTAGTAAACACATTTAATAATACAATAAAGCAATGAGTTTATACGATAAAGCAAGT